TGGCAACGGATTGGCAACGGAATTTGCCACGCTTACCGCTTGTACATCCCCTGCACAACTCCGACGTTCTCCGCCCGCTCAATATCCCGCTTGTGCAGGTACTCATAGACGGCCATCATGGCCGCAGGCGGCTCGCCCTTCTGCTTGCGGTATTCCTCGATGTGGGAAACAACGGCCTTGTGCAGGGCGTTCATGTGGTTCATTTCCTCCCCGCTCAGCCTGTAAAACAGGTCTGCCAGCTCCGGGTCGTCGTGCTTGTATTCTACGGCCAGCTCTGCGTAGGTGTGCGCGTCCTCCAGCTCGTCCTCAATGTGCTCCATCAGCAGTTTGATTTCTTTCATCTGATACCCTCCTGAATGTACGCATACAGCGTATCAATATCTTGCTTTCCAAGCTTGAGCGTAAGCCCGATTCCGGGGATTTTCACGGGCAACGCCTCTGTCCCCATGTATGGCTTTGCGGCGTTATACAGGGCGTCAACATCCACCGTGCCATGCTCCATATCGTAAACGCCCAGCGCCTTTACCATGGGATGATCTGCGTACTGGGCAATAATCTTCGGGAAATTTGCGGCAAGCAGCCCCCCAGCCCCGGCAACCAGAACCCTGTCCCAGCCGGAAAGACTTGGAGCAATGCTTCTGTCAATGAATCTTGCAAGCCCTGCCTGCACGTTTTCCATAGGAATCATAAATTACCTCCTTGAAAGTATGGGGCGGCGGCTGCCGCCCCAATTGTCGGGAATCAACCGTTGCAGCATCCGCCGCACTTGGGCAGGGGGTTGTACAGCGTCTGTGCCGTGGTGCCGGTTCCGGTGGTCACGTCGGCAACCTGCTTCGGATAGAAGGTCGCGTTGGCGTAGGTCACGATGGAATTGTCAGCGCAGCAGCGCCGCTCTGCCTCGATCTTGATGTCCTTAGACAGCTCAGCCCGAACGCATTCCACGTCCTGACGAACCAGCGCGAAGCTGTCCTCGGTGCGCTGATTGTGTACGGCCTGATCGCACAGGGTCTTGCGAATGTCCTTGAGTTGTCCGTCAATGTAAGCGTACAGCTCAATGGATTTCTGGTCGTTGTAGGCGTTTGCCTTCAACAGCGCGATTTCGGAATCCTTGGCGGCGAGCTGCTGCTCACGATCCAGTTCATACCGGCTCACGGGCATGTTCTCGCTGCACCCGCCCCAGCCGTAGCCAACCCCATAGGGCATGGCGGGCATTACGGGAGCGGGGGGAGCAGAATTGCGGTTGCCGAGAGCCAGAGCGCCCAGACCGCCCGCAGCGTTCATCACGCCCAGCGCCAGACCGGCAATGCCCGTACCAAGACCGGCACCGGCTACGCCTTTGCTTGCATAATCCTTTTCTACTTCCATAGTTTAGAAGTCCTCCTTCAAAATATTAGGAGGTGGCCACCTTCTGTCATTATAATAACAAAAAACCAGGCGAACGAATCATCATCGTTTCGCCTGGTTTTCGTCAGAAAATCGTCAATCTGTGGTCAAATAACTAGGTCATCCGGGAGTGTGGCACTGTACCCCTTGACTGCATCATATTTCTGCTGCAATCTTCGGACAACCCTGGTTATCGTGGCTTGGGACACATGGAGATTTTGTGATTGCCATATCTGGCTTTTCCCGGCGGCACGGGTGGTTAGGACATCCATTTCCAGTGGCGTTAGATACGCCAGCCTGTCAAATTCTTTCACAACCACCCGGTTTATCCGGGATTTATCCATTTATGGCATCAGTCCTCCTTTGGGGAACTGTAGGTTCTTGCCTGTTTGCTATCAGCGATACCGGCGGTGGTAGGATCATTGACCACGCCCAGAATCACCAGCAGGGCAAACACGGCGTTCACCACGGCCAGCAGCTTGTCGCCGATTTCGCCCAAGTCCAGCGTAAAGCCGAACAGGGCGGCCACCGTTTGCACCAACAGAAGCAGCGCAGGAATTGCGGCCATCCAGAAGGCTTTGTTTTTGACACGTACAATCCAGTTAATCATTTTGTTTTCCTCCTTAAAAATCAGCCCAGCCCAAGCCGGGCAAGAATAAACCCTACGACAGCGGCTACGACGATGTATATGACCTTTTCTACAAGCGACTTCCACCGCTTGCCGGGTTCGGATTTCAGCTCCTGCACGTCCGTGCAGAGGCCGTCAACCTTCTCCCCGGTGGCCTCCACCTTCTCCGCCATGACAGCAACAGACGTTGCCAGTGTGTTCACCGCTTCCGTGTGCCGTTCCAGCGCGTCCAGACGGTGGGAGTTGGATTTGCTCCGCTGTTCTACCGCAGAAAGCCGCCCAGCGATTTCCGTTTCTTCCATTGGCATACTCCCTTCTCAGCCGTTCCACCGGCTGTACTTCCCGTTGTCCTCGTGAATGCCCCAGCTGTACAGCCCCAGACCGCCCCGCCCGGGGATTTTCTCGGACTGCACCTCCTGCGCTATGGCATACAGCTTCTCCGGGGAGATCGCCCCTGAGAGGTCTACGGCCTGTCCCGTGGTGTGCAGGGAGTTGGATACTCCGCCCACCTCGGCATTGTGCCGCTTGCACCGCACACCGGAATTCACGTTCAGGGGCACTCCCGCCCGGCGGCGTATCTCATCGGCCATGCGGACGGTTTCCTCTGCGGGTTCTGCAGGGAAGCCGTTGCAGTATTTCCCGCCGCACTGGCACCGGAACTCCTCCCGGGTGAAGTACCGGATATCATCCCAGAACGTCCCCGTCTTCGGCGCGTCGCTGTTCTCCGGCTTCTCCACCTTTACCGACGTCCCGGCGATGGCACCAATGAGCATTTTCTGGGTAGCCGCACCCGGAATCCCGTCCACGGTAAGCCCGTAGTCGGCTTGAAACGCCCGAATCGCCACTTGGGTGTTCCTGCCCTCAATGCCGTCAATTGCGCCGGGAGAATAGCCAAGGTAGGTCAGAAGGCACTGAATTTGCTTTACCGTCATACGTTCACCTCTTCCCAGCCCTTGGGGTATGCGGACGGCGACCATACATTATTGCCCATCGTTGAACGGTATACTTTACCGCCTTCCGTGCAGCAGTCGCCCTTATTATAGGGGCTAGTAGACATAGCGACGAACGGCAACGCTTTTGCTGGGTCGGTGCTCCAAGCAAACCCCCACTGCGCTGGAAGTTCCTCTGGCTCCTTAGTGTAGATAGTGCTGTCATAGGGCTGCACCAGCCGCACCACACGGCCAGAAGACGCTTGGCACACAAACCCGGCCTTGCGCTCCAACATGTTTTTGTTTGCGACAGCGGCCTTGAAACTTGGAATGTCGCTATCCGCCGCGTTCAGTTCGGTGCCTGTCATGTCCGGGGCTTTCTCCTGCAAGGCAAGCGCGTTCGCCCGCCCCTGAGCATACATGATGCTTTTTCTTTCCTCTTGTGTCACAGACTGTCAACCCCCTTCTTGTAGGCTTCATCCAGCTCTTTCAACTGTTCCTCACCGCCGCTGGCTTTTATTTCCGCGATTTTCGCAAGGATAGCGTTTTTACGCTCTTCGATGGTCATCATGCGTTATTCACCCCCAGAGCGGTTTCAATTTCAGTCAACGCAGATTCGTATTCGGTATTCTGAGCAACAACCATCTGATACTGCTCCCGCTCATACTCCCGCTGAGCGGCGTCCAGCTCTGCCCACGGCTTCCACGGGGCAATCATCTCGCCAACGAAAACTGTGCCGTCGGCACGTGTCCACGTCTGCCCACTGGGGATAAAGCGGTATCCCTCGATGTAGGTATCGCATTTGCCATCGAAAGCGTCTGTAACAACTTGCATCCGTCCATCGGCGGCAGAAGTGTGGCACTTAAAATCAGAATCAATGTAAATCACTACTTCTCCCCCCAAACTTCGCTTATTGTAAGCGTTGTTTTAACATAGTCGCGAGTGGTTATCCACACTCCAACGCATCCGGCGTTCATGGATGATACGTCAACGGAGAACAACCCTGTTTTTGTTATGCGCAGCGAAACCGGGAAACTCGGAACCTGTTCATTTGGAAACTTGGATGCGACGCAGAGCCGGAACGAGAACTGATTGCTGGCGCTCGATGTTTCCCCTATTCCCGTTATTCGGAATTTCAGTGTCGAAATTTCGGACAGGTCTATCACGGAATTTGTGAATACGTGGCCGTATCCAATGGAGCCGCCGAAAACTTCGGTAGATATCTGCATACTACTTTCGTTAAATGTGACAACCTTTGAAAAGTCATTTCCACCCCACACAGGCGAAGACCACCCGCCAGACACTGTATCGCAGGTATCTCCGTCCTTGTATAGCCACAGGGCGTAGCTAAGCACAGCACTCACGCTCTGGCCGTCCGTGGTAATCGTCACAGCCTCCGACGTGCTTTCTGTGCCGTCCGTGCAGGATAGTGTCCACGTGCCCGCATTGGGTACCACACACGCCCATGTACCGCTGGTATCGGGAGCGGACAGAGTCGTTGTGCCGTCAGAGCAAGTGCAGGTCGAACCGGCAGGATAGGTGATGTTGATGGTGGCTGTGAAAAATGCAATCACGGTTGAATAATCGGCAGTGACGACAACAGGCTTAGATGAGGTTTGTGACCCATCCGTAATCGTAAGTGTCCACGTCCCGCTTGCAAGCCCCTTGAAGACAACCACACCGCTCATACCGGAGTTCTTGGTCTTTGTCTTGCCGTCCTTTGAAACAGTCACCGTGACGTTCGCCGGGGCTGTGACGGTAAGGGTGCCGCCTGTGCCGCCGCCGCTGGCACCAAATCCATATAAAGGCACTGCAATGCTCATACGTACACCTCCACCGTAATCGGAATATTCACCGTGGGCTTGTCCTCAAGGCAGGTAAAAGTCAGCGTGCTGCCCGACCGGGAAGCGAAGCTCACCATACCGCAGGCCTCTTTCAACGCCAGATTGATCTCCGTGTTACTCCCGTACACTGGATAAGCCATCGCACGTTTTGTATCCGTCAGACCGGAGACCGTAACAGACTGGGTATACGGGGCGCTGGCAGACCAACCGGCAGCAGTTAACGTTGCAGTCTTTGCAACAGTTTTAGCATTACTTAACGCCGTATCTACGTACCCCTTGGTTGTGGCATCAGCGCTGTCCGTGGGCGCACCTAATGCTTTAATTTGATGGGAGTTCATGACAATATTTCCGGTCATTAAACCGCCAGCACTAGGCAATGCCCCAACATTTTCAGCTTCTAGCTCAACGTTGCCATTGGAGTTAGGTTCTTTGCCGCACACTTTGGATACAGCTCCAGTGCCATCCAAGCCCATACGGGAGACGGAGTAGGCATAAATCGGGTCTCCGGAATTGAACGTCATTGCAATTCGCGTCCACAGGTAAGCGCCCTGTGCTACCGTGGGAATGCTGCCTTGCCAGTTTCCGGACGGTATAACATTCCCGGAT